CGCAACAGGGGGAGTTTCGGGAGGGATTACCGCTGCCGGCTTTTCCTCCTTCGTATTGGCCGGATCATCTGCTGCCGTCAGGTCAGCCCGATCCCCAATCCCTTGCGCCACGTCAAACGCTTCCGCGAACTCGTCCTTCGTTTCCAACGTCCCCGTGGTGTCGTTGGTCACTTCGTCTGCCATAAACCGTACTCCTTTCAGTTTTATTTTGGTGCAAAAAAACAAAAGGCAATCTATGGAATTTAATCCATGATTGCCTTTGGGTTCGTGTGGTCTGAACTTTAGACCGCTATTTCAAGAGCGGTTGTAATTGGTGTTTCAGTCCATCTAAAGTTTTGAGAAGTTCAATTACCTCGTTCTTTCTTAGGGTTACATAACTTACATTCCCTGCCGTTCCGGCCTGTGCAACAGACGCTTTTACATAAGTTGGCTCAACCATACGCTCATCCTCATAGTTTGTCAAGCAAATTCTTTTCTACCGCGCAGAACCGGGATTCCCCTTCAAAATAATGTCCTTCAGGTCCGAATATGCCCCTATTTTCCCCTGATTGCTCACGACTTCAAGGCTAACTGCCGTATCGTTGGCAATGCGAGCCTCCTGAATGAGCAGGGACAACAGAGAGAGCAGACTTTTGCACATTGGACTGTCCTTGACCCCGTTGAGCTCGGCTATAAGGGTTGCCTTTTCTTGATTCGCGTACATTATGCCTCCTATTTGGTCTTTTTAGCCGGTTTCGCAGCGGCCGGTTTTTGTTTAGCGGCTATTTTCTTCGATTCGGCACTCGCTTTTGTGGTTTCCTCCTTCATTTTCATGTCATGATCGGCCTTTTCCCCCTGTATCGCCATCTCCTGGGCTGTCTTGGTGGTATCTGTGGCAATTTTGACACGGTGCTGCTCATCCTGGTGCTGCAAATTGAGAGCGTGTTGCTCTTCCTTGCGCCGAATCTCCGCTTCTTTGGCTGCAATATCGGTTTGTTTCGCACCGACCTCGGCTGCCTGGAGTTCAGGGTTGGCTCCTTCGGGTTGTTCGATGGGAGTCTGGGCCTCTTTGGTGGCAAGGACGTTATGTTCTTTCGCCTTGGTCAATAGACTCATGGATTGGGCCTTATTTTTCTGGATCTCCGACTTCGCCATTTCGAGTTGGAGCTGGCTCTGGATGGATTGTTCACGAACTTCACGGATTTTTTGCACTTCCTCCTCGGTACGCAAGGTAATGTCGATATCATGCGCCTTGAACAGCTCCTTAATCATCTCACCTTCTGGAATATAGTCCCTCTGTTCGGGGGTAAGAGTGGAGTTCAGTTGCTGCAAACTTTGCATCCTGATCTCTTTCATAACGAGTGACGATACGCCTCTTGCCTTGCACTTAAAGTCTCCCTTGATGTCCTGGCGGGGGTTGAAATCCATGTTCCATGCGTACATGTCGCGGATGATATGTTCCGTGAAGGTGTCGAAGTTTTTGACGATATCCTTGATGGAGACAAGAACGGTCGCATTACGGCCCGAGGTGGCCTGGGCGGTTTCGTTGTTCACCTGCTGGCCGATAAGCCATGTCGGAAGGGTGGTTTCTTCATCACCAAAGGACTTGAAGAGTTCGATGACCTGGATGAGCTCCTCGATATGGGATTCGATGTTATATGTGCGGATCGCGGGGTATTGGGCATCGATTCCCTTCCCTTCTCGATACCATATCTTCCGGGGATAGAATGAGTTGAGATCGGTATCGGGTGTCATGAGAGACCAGTTCACCTCCACCTGCGGTCCGCTGACGCAACTGGAATTATCCAGCACCATCCGGGCGCCGGCAGCGATCGACAGGGCGCTGTGACGCATGACACGGACAAGACCCTCCCCGAAGATGCTTGTTTCGTCCTTCTCATAATAGAAGACCTTGTACATATCAAGGGCGTTTGAATAGAGGACAGCTTTGATCGGTCTATTCCCCAGAAGCCATACGTTCGCGGCATATTCAAGCTCGACATCGGGGATGGAAAGGCCGCAGGCTTCGAGATCATTCCCGTCAACATAACCCCAGAACTCACACACTTCGTATTTCTTCCCCGGCTGATGGGATGCCCCCACGTTACGACTGTCGTTAGATCCGCTCGATACGGTCGAGAACCCCTTTTCGCCCCTCCCCCCTTGAGCCTCTATGTCAATGAGCTGAAGGTCAGATTCCCAGTTTTCGGGGGTATAGTCCCCGTCTGGGTGATCCGTTAGATACTGGGTGATTATGTCCGAATAGAAGTCTTCACGCTTCAAGAGCATGCGAAGATCATGCTTGGTCATGACGTGCCGTTCAAAGGAGCCGGTCATCTTCTCGATCTCAGTTCCGGTCATGTCGGGATACCAGTCCCAGATGCGGACGAATTGGAGATCCGGGAAGTCATCATCCGAAACCTCCTCTTCAAAATCAATGTCCTTTTCTGAAGGGATCCAGCGCCTCTTGGATTTCTTGCCCACCATCGGCCCCTTCATGATGCCGGTCCCGTATTGCAGACCTGAACGCAGGACCTTCTTGGTTTCCTCCGGGTAGTCCATCTCGGTGAACTGATCGTCGATCTGTACGGACATTCGGGAACAGGTTTCCTTGGCAAACTTGTCTATGGCGAGCCGGAGTTCCACTTCTGTTGGGATGACAGGCTGGCCCTGTTCGTCCTGGGTCACGAGGCCCATTGCAATTTGCGTGACAATCTCTTTGGAGATCTGGGGATACGGGGTGACATCAAGCTCCCAGTTCTTTTCTTTACTGGGGAACAACATCTCATGAAGTCGTGAGAGGACGATATTTACCTTTGATCTCGGTATCTTAGGATAGACACGACTGTTCCCTGCTTCGATACGAACGTCGGGATCATATATCCCCTTGTAACTACGCAGATCCTCCAGCCACATAAGCTCCTTGGCACGACGATACGCCTTGTTCTGCGCAAACTGGTTGTGGAGCCGGAAGCCAAAGGCACTCATGGCCTCGGAGTTGCGTTCCTTCTTTGAGAAGGCAGTCTGAATTGCATCCATAATTATTCTCCTTTTCGGTTTTGGCCCTCAACCATTGCGTTTAGAATCTCATTGTTCGATAAATGTTCATAGATAGGTGCGGGTCTTAATTGTGGTTCCGGCAAAGACCATTTCGCTGTCACCTCGGAAGGATAAGTATAGCATAAAGGAAGTACCTCCTCTACGGCTGATACCCCGATCTCTTTAAGACCATGTGCTTTATAGGCATATCCGCAGTAGGAGAAGTGTCTCCCCTGCCATTCGATAAGTCTGCCCGGCTTTAGTCTCGCTCGTTCAATGTGGGTCATGTCAGTATCCTGCTATTTCACTTGCCGGCCTGTAATCCTTCCGCTTCATCTGGGCGAGGAAGGATAGCCGTTGTTTATCATACGCTGTTTTCTCGGTTAGGTAAAGGCATAGGTACTGTAAACTGTCTGCGCAATGCGACGCAAAGTTCTTCACTGGCATCGGTTTGTATTCGTCACCCGATCCTTTCGGGTCTTTATCGTAGTGGTAGGCACCGTTCATGGCCTTCCTTAGAAAGTGGCAATTAGGCGAAAGAATAAACCCCGGCTCACCCATGTTCATTTTATTCAGATAGGTCTCGACCGCACCCACCCTGGGCATGATCGCATTGGTCGGCGCCTCTCTAATATTGTTCAAGCCGATCTCCGCAGAATGGAGAACTTCAAAGCAGGTAGACTCATCCGTTGGGGCGCGGGAGACTCCGGAGGGATCCCCAAATCCCATCACGTTCATCCCGAAGTATTTCTGGCGGAGAAGGGGAAGTAACTGATTAAGGCAGAACTGCCGGATTCCCATGCCGTCAGATACAAGTTCATCGAGAATACGAAGTTGGCCAAGAGGGGTGAGTTGACCGATGGTGACAGCCGGCTGGAGACCAAAATCCATCCCGATCAGTAAATCCACTCCTTTCATTGGTTCCAGGACATGAGGCGCAACATGGACGTTATCCCGGAAGGAGAGAAACACAGGCTTCCCGGAGACCAGATACCCGTACTGGCCGTGGATGTAGATGCGGATGTACATCTCGTCTTTGCCTTTGGCGAGGTTCTGGTAATAATTCTTCGGTAAATTTTTTACATTTTCTGCGTGGACTGAGAGGCCGGAAGGCTGTTTGAATACCTTGAAGTTGTCGGGACGAATCTTCTCCGCCTTCTTGTATAAAGTCGAATCCTCGTCTGGCGGGTTCGTGTCCATTATGATCCCATACCAAGAGGCCCCACCATCCCGTTTGGAAGGGTAACGACCTATCCGGGAGTCCATAGCATCCACAATCGCCCATGGGATCTCACGTACTTCGTTGAACCACGCACCAGTAACCTCAAGGGAAAGAAGGTTTGACACTTGGTCTGGTCGATCGAGAGCGCGAAAGATGACCTCAAGGTGAATACCAAACTGGACGAGTTTTGTGAAGATGTAGGAATGGTCAGTGACTCTGAATTCTCCAAAAATCTTCGGGGGAAACCAGTCGCAAAACGTCTTAATGGTTGTATCTTTTAACTGCCCATAGCTCCTTAAACACCAGAAAGCATTACCTTTTCTTCTTACATATACGGGAATGTCGGGGAGCGATACACAATAAACCATTCCATCATATTGCTGTTTGTACCATCCCTTCAGGTGATTGGTATGGTGGGGATTCATCTTTAAGATGGGTCTGTGGCGAGATTCCTTTAAGATTGTCACTTTATATGATGGCGCATTAACCTTCCCAATTCTTCCATTTACATTAACAATCATCCCCGTACAATCAGACATCCCTATATTGGCAACCCCGCCGCTTTTTAACACCATTTCCTGCAAGTCATCTGCCATGATTTTAGAACTTGTGGATAGTCTTGTAGTTCCTTGAGAGTCTCCCCCGTCCCCTACAAAAAAACCATATAGGAAGGCTTTCAGGTGCCCCACTGGGGCGTCTTTGATCCACTGGGGGATGTGCCGCACTATTTGAGTTCCAGCGTTAAGGAATGTGCAAAATATATCCTGTAGTATCTTGTTTCTCATAATGTCGTAAGTAAAGCATCCGCCGCTGTCCTTCTTCTCCCTTTTCCCATACAATAAATTATTCCGAGAGAGAAGGTCTTCTGTGTACTCCCAATGTTTCTTCTGCGTGACATTTAACCTCTTTGATGGACTTCCGCTCTGTCTCTCGTAGATTCCACAGGAACCCTCGGCAAACCAGAATCCAAGAAACTCGAAAAAGTCTTCACTATATTCGGTTTCCTTTCCTACCCATTGTGCGTCCTTCCTTACTCGGACCAGTTCTCCACCATATATTTCTTCAGCGGTCCTGATTTCATAATCGCTCCATACTTTCTTCCGTGTTCTTCTGGTGCTGACCCACATCTTATGTTCCGGGGTGACAAGAAAGTCTATCGATTCTCCCTCAAAGCCGACCATCTCTCCCTGATATGGGTATGACACAACCCCCTCGGGGGTTTTATAAACGAGATGGTCGCCATCAAGCGTGGCAACTGCATCGTCGAGGAGCAAATCCTTGAATAACTGCCAGCCCCTCTTCTCTGTGAGAATCTCCGTTTGATCATCATAGCAATTCCTCACCACGGCCCACCGGCTACGCCTTATTCCGTCCGGACCCGGTACTTGCGCTTGAGCCCTTTTCATGATCTCGATCACGCACCCTGACGACTTCCCGCTTCCGAAGGGTCCGATAAGACAACGGATTCTGCTATCATCCAAAGCAAAACGCTTGATGGTTGGAACGCAACCGTAGTCAAAGAGAACTTTGTGTGGGGGTAATATTTCAGCCATCGCATTCCCTCAGACACTTGATCTTCCCGTCTGCAAATTTGAACACGGTTTGAGTATACTCCCTTTTCGGATCGATTGCAAATTCATGGGACTGGCCGGCGGTGAAGACCTTAACATACCCGGACTTAGGGATTACTTTCCAGAAGATGTCGCCGTTTTTCAGGGACATGTATTCAGAATGGCCGTCATGATTTATCGTGATATCCATTCTTATGTCCAGAGAC